GGACTTTACGCGGGTAGTTTCCGTGATGATTATTATGAGATCCGTACAAACATGGATCTCTCTAACAACATACTTAACAAGGATGATATGATAAGTATGTGTGATCCATTCGGTGTCAACAACAATGATTTCCCTTTTGAACCGCAGCATTATCCTGTGGCAAACAGTAAGATAAATCTATTGTTGGGTGAAGAGATGAAACGCAAGTTCGATTGGAAGGTGCGTGTCATCAATCAGAACGCTGTAACTGAAAAGGAAAAACAGATCAAAGAAATGATCAATGAGCAGTTTCTTGAAATGATAATGTCCAAGACACCGCAGGATCAGATGGCTGAAAAGATACAGGAGCTTGACAATTATCTGAGATATGACTATCAGGATCTACGTGAGAAACGTGCAACAGATCTTCTTAATCATATAATAGAGAAGGAGAATCTGAAGTACAAATGGAACATGGGATTCCTTGACGGTCTTGTTGCAGGTAGAGAAATATATTCACTTGATATTGTGAACGGTGAACCGAGAGTACGTAAATGTAATCCAGCAAATGTGCGTATCATACGTAAAGGTCAATCACCTGATGTTCAAGATGCAGATATCATTCTTGAGTGGGGTTATCATTCAAAAGGTAATGTGATCGATGATTACCCTGATTATCTTACAAGTGATGAGGTCTCTGAAATAGAAAGAATGGGTGTTACAATGAGTACGTCTGCTGATGAGGCAATAGCACAGGGTAAAGAACCAGATCTTATAGCAGGTACATTCAGTATGATCCAAGATGCGAATGGTAATTTTACACCATCGACAATACACGCGGACACATTACTTTCTCCTATCAGTCATGATGGTGCCATTCTTGTTACACGTGTAGTATGGAGATCGTATCGAAAGATCGGTAAGTTGAAATACTATGATCGTAAAACAGGTGAACAACTTTATCGATTCGTTGATGAGTTCTACAAACCACGTGTTGAACGCGGTGAAGAGGTTGAGAAGTATATTTGGGTAACTGATTGGTGGGAAGGTACACGTATCGGTGAGAGTATCTTTGTTAAGATGCGTCCGTTTCCTGTAAAGGCATACGGTATCAATAATCCTACAGGTACATTGTGTCCTTATGTAGGTGGTGATTATACACAGGAGGGAGAGCCTACTACATCTTTGATGGGTCGTATGAAGCCTTACTCGTATTATTATGATTTCCTGATGTTCAAACAATGGGAGACACTCAGTAAGCATAAAGGTGTTGTAGGTTATCTTGACCTTGCAATGATCCCTGAAGGTTGGGAAATGGAGGATGCATTATACTTTGCAGATAAGATGGGATGGTTGCCGATAGACAGTTTCAAGGAGGCACGTAAAGGTGCAGCTACTGGAACAATAGCAGGTAACATGAATGCCAACAGAAGTCCTATGAATTTTGACATGGGTAATTATCTGCAGCAAAACATGTATATTCTTAACTTCATCAAAGAGGAGATCGCAAATATATCAGGGGTCAGTCGTCAGAGAGAAGGTGCTATTTCAAGCAGCGAGCTTGTAGGTAACACACAGCGTTCAGTGATGCAGTCATCACATATCACTGAACTTTACTTTCAGTTTCATGATAGGATAAAGATCGCTACATTGAAAGCAGCACTTGAGGTTGCCAAACATGCATACAGAGGTCGTAAACTGAACATACAGTATATAACGGATGATATGTCTCAGATACTTTCTGAGATAGATGGTAATGCGATACGTGAGATCGATTACGGTATAACTATCAACAGTAGTCTTGAGTACTCTCAGTTGCAGCAGATGTTATTGCAACTTGCACAGGCAGGATTGCAGAACGATAAAGTGAACTTCTCTCAGATCATGGATATTATGACAGATCCGAGCATCAGTTCTATAAGACGTAAGATTGAAACTGCTGAACGCGCAAAGATTCAGGAGACACAGCAACAGATGCAACAACAACAACAACTGCAAGCACAGCAACAGCAGGCAATGCAGCAAGTTGAACAAATGAAACAGGAAGGAAACAAGCAAGCAGAGCAATTCAAAGCAGAAATGGCAATGCAGCTTGAAAAGGTAAGGAATGACGGAAAGATCGAACTTGAAAGAGTAAAAGCTGAACTTCAGAGAGACCTTAAGATGACCGAGAGTTCAGACACTCTCATTAAAACAAAGACAGATGTTGAAAAACTCGCAAAGGAATTACAACACGAGGCACAACAAAAAGAACTTGATAGAGAATCTAAAGAGGAGATCGAAAAAATGAAATCCAAAAAGTCTATAAAGTGAAAGTTGTTAAACTAGAAGAGGGTATTGACATCAGATATTAATTGAATTAATTTTGTAAATTAGAAATGGAGTTTCAAAACAATGAAAACGATTTTGGTTTCACCTTTGACATCGATGGTGTTGAAGATGCTGGGACATTTGAGATTGAACTAAAGGAAGACGCACCTATGTCTGCTGCAGACGCTGCCGTAAAATCAGCGAATACTACAGACGGTAAAGACACTAAGGCAGAAGCTGCACCTTCCGAAACAGGTACATTTGAGGTCACATTGAAAAATGTGATCAGTGGTTCCGACAAGGAGGGAGATGCCACGTTCACTCTACCTGAAGATAAGCCGTCCTCTGAAAGTGCTCCCTCTTCTCCTCATCTCTTGACGAGGCTTGCCTCGGCACTCTATAAGGACGGTGTTCTTACAGGTGTCAGCGAAGAGGATATCAAGGACGTAGATATTCCGAAACTTGCTGAAATGATTAAAGGAACCATTCAAAAGAATGAGTACTCTGATCTTGATGCTCGTACAAAAGAAGCGTTGGATGCTATTCGGGCAGGTGTACCTGTTGAGAATGTTGTAAAACATCATAATGCAGAAACAAAATTGGCAGACTTCACAGAAAATCGTTTTATTGAATCTGATATGGATGATGAAGATGTTGCTGATACTAAGAAGAATATCCGACAGAATCTTATCTATAATGATCTTATAGCCCGTGGTTATTCACAGGCAGATGCTGAAAGACGCACCCGTCAGTCATTCAATTCAGGTGACGATGAGGCTGATGCAAAACTTGCATTGAACAGTCTTAAAAGTATTGCGGCACAAAGAAAACAAGCAGAGGTCCAACATGCAAAACAGGCTCAAAGACAACATGAGAACTCTCGTCAGGATCTTTTTAAAAAGGTTGCTGAATTGAAAGAGGTTCTTCCTGGAATACCTGTCAATGAGGATACTGCAAAATGGATGGCAGAAGCAATGACAAATCCTACAGGTAGGAATGAAAACGGTCAGTTGCGAACCATTGTAAGTGATAAACGTAGTGAAAATCCGTTCAATTTTGATACAAGATTACACTACTTGATTAAAATGGGTCTCTTTGATGAGAAACCAGACTTGTCCCTCTTCACAAGACGCTCTATGAGCAGTGCTGTAGAGGAACTTGAAAAGAGCCTTTCAACAGAAGGGATCTATGAAGCGGGGAGGGGAGCCTCCCTTGAGAGTATCACCGAGCGAGAAATGAAAGAGAATTATCTTCGCATGCTTGACGGTGTTGATATTTAATAGAATTTGAAATAAATACCCATTTAAAAACATGGCACTTCAATTTTCAGAATTTCAAATGTATGATGCGCAGCACTGGTCAGGATTGACAACTGCGAATCACTTACATAGCATTTATCAGGGTCGTCCACAGAAGGCTACTGATATCATGCGAAGGATCCACACTACCAATTTCGGTGTAGACTTGGATTCTCAACTATCAAAGTACAAAGTAAAATACCTTGATACTGATGATGATTTCACTTGGGAACTTATCGGAAGCGGTAAAAAGAATGTTCCTTTGATCGAAGCACGATTGACACCGACAGCGAATCCAGTATCTGTAAGTGATGAGCCAGGAAAGAACGTAACTTCTTTTTACTTGGTTTTTCCAGAACGTTGGTTCACTGATGAGCACATCATTGTAGGTCACAAGAATGAATTGTATTCTCTGCAGATCCAATCTGAGCCTGTAGCTGATTCTACCAACTGGATCTACGAGGTTAAATTGATCACAGGTGATCCTGATCTTTTTGTTCCTGTTGAAGAACTTGCTGCTGGTACCCGTTGGAGCCGTGAATGGTCTCTTGTTGAATCTACTCTTTCTAAGAAAGGTGGTGGCATCAACTTTGAGTCTCCATTCGGAATGAGAAATACTTTCTCAATGATCCGTATGCAGCATACACTTCCTGGAAACATGGTCAACCGACCATTTGCTACAGGTTTCAAAGTAAAGGATGATACAAGCGGAAAGCTTGAGAATTTCGTTACTTGGATGCAGTATGAGGATTATGTATTCGATCAACAGTACAGATTGGAAAAGAACCGTCTTTTGATGTTTGCACGTTCCAACCGAGGAACAAATGGTCAATACTACAACTTCGGTAAGTCAGGTCACGTTAAGAAGCAAGGTGCAGGTATCCGTCAGCAGATGGAGTCTTCAGGTACTGAGTTCTACAGTGATTTCTCTATTCAGTGGTTGTTGAGTGTCCTTATGGATCTTTCAGAAGGAAAACTTCCTACTGACCAACGACACTTTGTAGCTCGTACAGGTGAGCGAGGAGCTGTACAGTTCCACCTTGCTTTGGAGACACACAGTCAGTTGTTCACTCCATTGTTCAACACTACACGTATGTTCTCAACTTCTGAGAATGGAGGAATGGCAGGTGTTAAGATGGCTTACGGTTACGGAGGTCAATTCCTTGATTA